GGATCCTTGTGTTGCCATTACCAAACTCCTGGAATAAGTTGACCTGTTAGTGCGTAAGCACCTAGTGCTGCGATAACACCTAGCATTGCCAGGCGACCGTTCAGCTTCTCTGCATTTTCGTTGTGTGTCACGGTGATTTCAGTGGTGTACATTTCGGGCTCGACAGCATAGATGTTTGTTCGTCCGCCGTCTTCAATGATGGTGGTCATTTCTTTAGTATGCGATGTTAGATCGTTCCAGTTTAGCATAGACATCATTACGGAAAGCTGGATCTTTCTCATAACGTGGGTCAGACATAGCTTGTACTACTTCCTGTTGACTACGGAACACATCTTTTTTATCAACGGCTCCTTGACCAGTAAGGATACGGCCATCGTTACCAACAGCTTCTGTGTACTTAGCATTCAATGCTTGAATAGCAAACAAGCAAGAGTTCGGATCACCTTTACCAACCACTGAATCAAACACATCACAATCTTCTTTCGATAGATTCTGACCAGCCCAAATCAGCATGTCGTTATAAGCTTGTTCACCACCAACCATATTCTGTAGTTGGATAGCTTGATCTTCAGTCAGAGTTTCAGGGGAGTCATCCTCTTCAGTCTCTTCCTCTTCACCTTCCTCGTATTCCTCTTCCTCTTCAGACTCCTCTTGCTTAGAACCACGAGAGGAGAACTCTTTGCGTAGCTCAATGTAAGCTCGCTCTAAATCTTCTGTTGTTTTAAAATTACCAGCCAGTAGCTGGCCTTCCGCATCCGCTTGTTCTTGTCCAACACGTAGAGCTTCTACTTCAGACTCTCTAAGTTCGGGTTGATCAGCGGGGGTGGGATCATACGTTAGTGTTGCCATCTGGTTGTGCGTGAATTACTTGAAGATTACCTAACCCAACTGTTGTTACATAGTTAGGTGACTTACCTAATGTAGGTGTACCAATCTTTTCTTTTGGTGCATACTTATTAGGTTCTGGTGTTTCAATCACCAACACAGGTTTCTCAGTTGGTGGGTGCTCCATCTGTTTTGCTGTTCGCTTTGGATCAGGCTTACTAGGCTTGGGGCGGGACCTCGGCTTCCTGCTTGGATTGCTCGTCATAAATCATTTGTTCTCGTTTTTGTTCAACACCAGCAAACTGTCCGGCTTGGGCTGTCATTGACATAGCTTCTGCGTCTTCTAGTTCTTGCTGGTTCTCTTGCTGTACTTCTTCCATTGACTTAACAAGGTTCAGTACATCAATACCTGATGCTGCAGCCAATCGTTTGACTACTTCTTCAGGATTTATGTAAGTCTGTAATGCCTCAGGTCCCATCGTTTGAGAGATGATAGTGAGGTATTGAGTAAGAGCTTCTGTATCAGCACCACGTGCTAACGCTCCTACACCAGCTACAATAGTAGGTTTGATTACATCACCTTTAGGTAGACGTGGAATCTCTCCTGACTTCTGAGCTTGGCTTAGCTTACGCTTAAGGTAAGGGGTAAGGAACTCTACTGTAAGTAGGCTGAATAGTCCACCGAGTTGACGTTCCAATTCGAGTTGTGTAGTTTGTACTTCGGCTGCTGTTGTGCGTTCGCTCTGTCTTACCTGCATGATAAGGAAGGCATCGGATAACCGTTGCTCTAAACCTTGGGCCATTTGATAAGCAGTTGCAAAGTCAGCAGTCTTACCTACTTGTACAACACCGATGTCATCAGGTCGTCCAGTAACAATAGCACCGTTGCCTGCACGCTCCAGCGTGGCTGGTTTAGTAGTGCTTGAGGGTGATACTGTAAAGATTACTTTAGCAGCTGCTGCAGAGCCTTCTACGAGGGCCTGAGACAGTGCTTCAAGAGACTGTAGGTCTCCAATAAACTCTTCGACACGACCACGACCATACATCTCACCATCAACATAAGCTAAGCGTAATGTTAACCATGGATTAGAATCAAATGGTGCATGACCTTGACTGCCTGGTACAATCTTACTGTCTACTTCTTGGTGCCACTCCCAGCGTCGTGCTGTTCGCTTAACCGTTGTGTAGATAACACACTCGTCATCATCTATACCAGAAGTACTATTATATGGTGCCGCTCCGCCGCCAGCTGATACCTCATTGGGTTCAGGTGACACGTAATCTGGCACAAAATTTTTTAGTAATTTTTTTGAGATGATTTCTTTAGTAATGATTTCAAGTACATTACCATCACCATCTCTGTTAATTACATAGCGGTTTAATGGGTACATCTTTAACCCATCCTTGCCCATATAAATTAGGGCGTTACCAGCTACTACTAAGTGCTTTAATGCTTGGTGAATCACTACCCTATCACTGCTCTCAGCAATAGACGCCATGATTGTTCGCTCAATCTTAGCCATTGATAGATCCATTTCGGCTCTAATGTCTGGACCAAGTTCAGGTGGTAGATTAATATCATTCACCTGGAGCTTAAAGAATGCGGTCTGTGGTGGTAGAAGGGCTAGCATTAGCTTTGAAGCTAGTGTTACTACACCCTTTGCACCTACTGATTGCCATGGTGTGACAAGATTCTTTGCACTTTTAGTGTAATCATCCTCTCCCCTAATTAAATAAGGTAGCGTAAGGTCTGATGCCCTACGTGCCATAGTTAAAAAGGTGGAACGATATGAAGCTAGCTGGTTATATCTAGCTATAGCTGTTGTCATTATACATTAAGTCCAGCTGAGGGCATAGCTGAAGCGGCTGCTGCTGCTGGTGCTCCGGCATTTAAGTTGCCTAGACCACCGCCACCAATCTGTTTAAGTAGACGGCTCTTTTTCTTACGACGACGACGCTTAAATTTATCTGCGCCAGTAGCTTTAGAAGGATCTGTTGCCGCTGCAATGGTTAGGTTATTACCTGGATCAACCAATGAAGATGCAGCGTATTGGAACGTCAGTGGGTCTGGTGTTTCACGATCAGATGTACCCATGATATCTTCCAGCTGCCTGTCAATCTTGTTCAACTGCTTATCAGCTTGATTCTGATAGTCAGATGTTACTGTTGTTGGCTGGTTTGAAGTCACCTTACGCTTCTTGTTCTTTTTCTTTTTATTACTATTTCTTGACCTACCTTGATCGGCTTCAATAGCACCACGTTTAATTTTTAGTGGCTCAAATGTAGGTCTTCGAGTGGAATTACCGTATGTGGTTTCAGAATCTCTTTGATCATACTCACTAGCTGCTGAACGATAATGATTAATGTTTTGGTTCTGAATTTTTTGAAGACTGATACCTTTCCTTGCGGCTTTTTGACCTTCCTTTTTGTCAATCTTACCGTCAGCCATCATCTTGCTGATTTGTTTCTGCTTCTTATACTTTTCTGGCTTCTTTTTCTTAAGCGCACTATTCTTTACCTGTTGTCTATAGTTAGACACAGGATCACCAGATGAATAACGATTCCTATTTTTACCCATTAATTTAGCTCCATATAGGTAGTGATCCACTCAACAACACTGCGTTGACCGGACCTGTACATTACTTTTTCAATTGTATCTTCCGGGGTGGGATTTGTTGGCGGAAAAGTTTCGTTTAGTTGAGACAAAAGAACATTAGCTTGTAAGCCTCTTGTCTCTAGAAGGCTAAGCGTATGAGGGGAGGTTGACATTGCTATGCTCAAAGAACGCAGGCATACGGGCAGATCTGGTCTCAGAAAGTTCTGGGGCCTTGCCCTGATACATTAAATTATTGCTAGAATCAGTCCAAAATTTTTTGTCTAAATATTTGTTGGTAGTATTTGTACCTAGTGGTTCCATTACCCAATGAATAGTTGCTTTACGCAGTTTATCCAAAGATGGTGAATGTGTAACTCCTAGTTCTCTACAAACAAGGGAATTAGCCGCGACGTGGACCTGTTCGTCTCGCGAGATGTCGGCTGAAACGGTCCTCATGCCAGCGTCACCGCAAAAGCGAAAGAATGGTAGAAGAACGAAGAAAATTGCACGCTCAGCAACCATGGCTTTGAGGATCGTGTGATCAGGATGTGCTTCCCAAGCGGCTTTAAGCCGAAGGGCTTCCTTCTCAGCTTGCGGATCAACCCCGTAAGCATTGGCGATGTAACCCAATGCGAGGTCGTGGTTCTCTTCATCCTTAATGTTCGATCGTAGAAGGTCCACGCTTGCTTGTGGTACGTCATTTTTTAAGGCATCTTTAATAAAATCTCCAACAGGAAGCTCCATATGGCGGAGAGCGAGGGCTCGATAAATCGTTTCCTCAGCTCCGTCCATGCATTGGCCTGCTGTTGTTTGTACTGGTGTCCATTTGCGCTTCCGCGCCATTAGTTTTTCGTAAGGGTTCATTCTTGGCAATCACAGTGAAGTTCTGATTCGTCAAATAGAGTACTCAGATAGTCGTCAATGTCACTGTCTTTAAGAGCAGCATACGCATCAGATTTATCCTGAGTATCACCCATGACTTGAAGGGAATAATACATAGAAGTCTGGGGCGATTGTAGCCACTCCTCAATAAACGCCTCATCATAAATTACTTGGTCGCTCCAAGTGTTGTATGAATAGCCGTGAAGAAGTCCAGTTCGATTTAATAGTGTCATGATGCCATCAGCGACGCGTTTGTATGCGTCCCATCCGACTTGACTAGCGATTTCTACATCGCCATAATTGTAGGTTTGTACTCCGAAAGTACCCGAGTCGCGATCGACTGTCTGTGAGATAGGTGGAGCGATTTCTGGTGTGCAAGTATAGCCATCCAAATCCACGCTTCTATAACTGCAAGAGGCGGTCGGTGCGATAGCAAAGGCTCGAACCATATTATTGTAGCGAGCGATGCTGGCTGCTTGGTTAATTCCTGAAGCAATTTGAGAGACGAGTTCATAAGCAGCTGAGCGGATAGGTTCGTTCTTGTTGTATTGGTCTAGTGCCCTACCGAATTGTTCGTAGGTAACTCCATATCGTCGTAGAAGGTTAGCGAGTCCAAGCAATCCGAGGCCCACTTGCCGATCAACTTCTGGGGGTAAGTATTCTCCAGTGTATCCAACACCTGTTTTGCTATGGAGGCTGCACAACTCGGACATGCCTTG